TGCTTCTTGCCTACTAGTCTTCTGACCTGATTCCGTAATGACAGAAGCAGTGTATTCATGTACATCAAATCCATCGTTAATCTCCTTCATTGCTATTTTGTCTTGTGATAAATAAGCAGCCGTTCTGAACTCTAACTGTGCAAAGTCAGCTTCCAATATCTTGCCACCTTCCCAACGTGATACAAATACTTTCTTCACAGGAAACGTACCACCTCTAGGCATGTTCTGCATGTTAGGGTCTGCACCACTAAACCTACCTGTTGAAGTTCTGTGTTGTAACAATCTCACATGTAACATGCCATCTTCTTTTACATATGTGCTTATACCTTCAACAAAAGAAGACAAGTAAGTATCTAGAGCAGATAACCTTTGCAAGTCAGTTAGAAAGTTTACTGCATTTTGCATGTTATTCTTCTTTGCTACATTAGCTAATATCTCTAGATATGTTTTGTTAATTGTAAATCCATTAGCACTAACCCATTTAGCATTTGGTGCTGAGAACTTTAAACCTGCTATAGATTTCGTAGGATTGAATAAGTAGCCAAAAGTATTACAAGTATTACACCTGTTTGGCTTAGAGTATAAACTTCCATCTTTCTTTACCTTTCTTATGTAACCATCCCCACGACACTCACCACACTTTATTGCTTTAGTTTTATACACAATATCAGAATAATCACTAACCTTTTCTTTGTACTCTGATATATCCATATAGGGATGAAAGTTGTTAGCCCACATAGTTTTATCTTTAGGTTTTCTACTGTAGATAACCCAAGACATCTGTTCAGGACTATTTAAGTTTATAGGTGTATCACCCATTAAATCTTGAACTTGCTTTTTAAGTCTAGTCTCTACATCATGTTTCTCTTGTTCAAACACAACTCTAACTTCGTCTAATGCTTTTCTATCTACCTTAAAACCATTCTTGTATATCTTGGCGAGAGTAACGCAAACCTTGTTTGTCAGGATTACTGAGTTCATCAAGCTACTATACTCCTCAGTATTTAACTTTTTATATATAGCATCAGCTAACTGCTGAGTAGCATGTAAATCTGCTGATAGATAAAATGATAACTCTTCTGCAGGTATCTCATCTGTATTGTAACCTTTTGCAAAGTACTCTTTAAGTGTATCTTCTTTCTGTGTATCTAGTTCATATCTCAATGCACAGTCTTTTAGATGTAAAGGTTGCTTTATTCCTCGTTGCAATATGTATTCACCAAGCATTGTGTCAAAAACAGGTCCATCATACTTGAAGCCACATTCCCATATCCACATGAGGTCGTAAGCAATGTTGTGACCAATGATGATAGTAGCTTGGTCAAGCAACTCTTGTACTCCATCAAAGTTGTCTCTAAATAAATACTCCTCTCCTTTATCTGTAAGACAACCCACCATGACTAGTTTATTGTTTGGTTCAAATGGGTCAAGATGCAATTTACCATCTCGTTTAGTTGTTGTATTTTCTACATCAAGTGTTAGTTTCATTTAATCTTTCCTTATGTTTCTTTAAGTATATAACTGCTCTTTCAATAATAGTCAAGTCATCAGAGAATCCACCTAAACCTGTGTTGCATTTATGACACACCCAACCTCTAAAAGTATTTGTATCATGGCAATGGTCTAGCACCCAATTCTGCAATCTAGTTTGACCGTGTTTACCTAACTCCTCTAATGTTCTATCACATATAGCACATGAGTAATCTTTATCAGGATAAGCATTTTCTTTTCTTAGTTTATTCAAGACTTCCTTATGACCCTTCCTGCAAGACCTGCAAGTTCTTTTTATCTCACCTGCTTTCATAACAGAAAAATGCGTTATGGGTTGCCTTATCTCACACTTTATACAGACAACACCATCAACGATAGGGTTTTCTTTTTGTGGCAGTTCTTTGAATAAAATCAATTGTGTCATGCTTCATATCTTCCTACTCTGTAATTCAAATTACAATGGACAACACCATGCCATCCTGTAAGTTTATTCTTTACCACATTTAAATGCCTTTGTAAATCTTCCTCTTCAGCATCTTGTCTTGGTGGGTTCTTGGCAATTAATATCATTAAGTCAGCTTCGGCTGCCTTACCTGTACGACTACCTTCCATCATGCTTTGGTTGAGTAACACCTTACCCTCTGCATCTGCAGATAGCTGAGACATATAAAAGACTGCACACTTGTGTTCCTTTGCAATCATACGAGCATGTATGGCATTAGCTTTAAGTGCTTCATCTGTCCTTGCAAAGCCACCTGTACGTGCAAACTTGTCTCCCATGTCAAGCACAACAATGTCAGGACTATATGTTTTACATACACTCTCCACCCACGACATATCACGACCTGTTGCATCTTTTATCTTGATGTTATTCTTGACAGGTGCATACATGTCTCGTGCTTTACTTGGGTTCTGCTTTATCTCTCTCATAGTCATGCCTGTTGATGCAGTCAGATACCTAGCACCAACTCTGTGACTGCCTTCTTCGTTACACAGAATGATGCAACTCGCACCTTGTCGTGCCAAGCCATCAGGACCTGCCAACAAACTTGCATGAAAAGAAGTCTTACCTGTGTTAGGTCTTGCTCCTACTTCAATTAAGTGTCCTGCATTGATGCCTTCAACTTGTCTTGTTAAAGTTGGTAAGTTAAACGACCAACGTGCTTCCAAATCATTCTTCGCTAATAATGTATCTATTTCCATGTCATCCCACTCCACGTTAAGGTTAGGTGTAAAATCATCTCCGTATACTTCAAGTATGTTACGTATAGGTTCTAGGCTTGAGTGAGAACCATTGACGTAATCAAAGCCTATGTTGGCAATCTCTTCGCCTACAACTTGCTGAAACAGTTTGGATAGCACCTCTTGTGCTACATCCTCTCCTAAAGGTTGCTCACTCTTTATCTGTCTGAATAAATGTGAGTAAGCCTGTTTCTGTGCTGTAGTAAGAGTGGGATTGCTTGACATAAACAATGCCTCTATCTCATCAGGTGTAACAGTTCTCTCATACCTACTCATGGCTTTGTCAATAGACTGCTTCACCTTTCTTGCATCCTTACTGAATAATCTGTCAGGACACCTTGCTCCACGATGGGAATCATAAAATGATTTATCCATCAAACTTCTTATTAATGCTAATTCCATATCTGTGTCTCCTTTGGGGTTAGTAGTTTTAAATTAGTTATGTCTTCTTCGTCTCTGTATTTTAAATCATCTTTCAATTTAAGTATCTTAATGTCCTTGACATGTGAACGTAACTCTTTAGCAAATGCAAAAGACTTGGGTAATGCGTCAGGGTCAAGTGCTATTATTGCAGTAGAGAATTGTGAAAGAAACAGTTTATGTGAATCTGACAATGACGTACCTAACACAGCTACCCCAACTAATACACCACTTCCAACGACTCCTGCACTAATACAATCCTCTACAACAACTGCGATACTACCACAACCAAATGAATATGGCAAGTCCGAGTTACCATATCGTTTCCATTTAGGTAACTTCTTGTAGACAGACCTGCCCGTAGCATCAACAATCTTATTATTTTCTTTTATAGGAAAAACAACTCTACTCTCTTTAACATCATACATTAAATCAAGTTTGTCAACATCTAAATTCCACAGTTCACAGAAGGTCATAACTTCCTTTCTGTAAGAATGAGACACAACACACTCAGGCAATTCAAATGATGTCCCAAGTTGGGACACCTTGTTGAAGTTGCGTATCTCATCAACAGTCATATGAACACGAGAGTTGCCCTTTACACTACACGATGCTTTGTAACAGTTCCACACGATAGTGCCCATGTTACTTGTTACTGTGAAAGTCTTATATGATTTACATATAGGACAAGTCAATCTCTTTGTTTCTCCATTACTTATATCTAAGTCTTTTACATATTGATATACATTTAACATGTTATTATATAAACCCTTCCTTGTCGGCACTTAACATGCTTGTACCATAGCTTTTTTCATGTGTCAAATTTTTTCTTGCTTGCAATGCTAAGTTAGCACTCGTGAATGTATTTTTCATATATGGTTTAACAGATTGTGGGTTAGCATGTCCTGTAACTGACATAATATTACCCATAGATACACCTGCATCTACCATTTCAACTGTGCCTGTTCTACGTAAGTCACTTAGTCTAAGCTCCTTAGAAAGCCCTGCAGAGTCCATTGCCTTTCTAGCTAGTAAAGGTAGCTTGGTTAGTGAATAAGGCTTGTAAGACCCCTTGTAGGCTCTTGGGCGAGGTGCTACATACTTTTGAAACCCATAATCATTCTGTTGCTGTACTAACATCTCGTGTAACTCATCTGATATGGGTAAAAATACTTGTGCTCTTCGTTTTGACTGTTCAATTTGCATACGTTTAGCATCTAAATCAAGGTTAGACCATTCAAGTAATCTCATATCGCCAATTCTTTGACACCATTCATATGCCATATGAGCAATCAGACCAATACTTCTTGTGTTGAAGTCAGAGTAACAGGTATCAAGAAACCTGATAACGTCTTCTTTTGTCCAAACAACTTTTCTGCTTTTAGTTACACGTTTCTTTATATTACTAAATGGGTTCATATTACAATGCTCCATATTTATGCCATAATTCAACAAGACTCTAACAACAGACATGAGATGATTAGCAAATGACACACCTCTCTCACACCATTTGTTGTAAGATAATTTTGCAAGTTTGGTGGTCAAGCTAGACAGTTTATAACTGCCTAACTTTCTGCCATCAACCACACTTGTAGAGGAAACTATACCCAAAAAATACTTATACTGTACTTTAGTTTCTTGACGTAAGTTATTGTATTCAAAGGATAAATAGTACTCGTTAAGTAACTCTTCAACTTTCATTATGCCACCAATAATGATTTAAATTCAGGTGAAGATACCCATTGAGATACCTTCTGCTCTCTTGCCCACATGGATTGAGCAATAGTATCCTTGCCTGTATTACGCAATGTAAACCCATTTCTCTCATCTGCGTAAGATGCATAGTTAGTGAAGGCAGAGTATAAAGCGAACACATTTTTGCCTCTTTTAGAAATCTCTTGACAACACAACTCATACATCTTCT